CGCAGATATAAAGTATCTGTGATGTAAATTTTCTTGTTTAAAAGTTCTGTGAACACATCGAATCTCCTTTGTAGATAATTTTCGGGGCAGTTTCCCGCCCCGTCATATCCGTACTTTTTTTACGCTTCAGCTACAATAACGCCCGCAGCGGTCGCAAACCATGCGTCAATGTTCGCCTTGTCTGTAACGGGATCAAGACCCTTTACGCAGTACATATCAACGCCTGTGTTGATAAGCGCCTTGTAGTTTGCCTGTAATGCAAGGCTGTTGAATGTTACGCCGTTCTCATCGGTCGTCTGTACGTTCTCGCCCTGTGAAGTGAACTTGCACTTGGGAAACTTATACAGGTTTATCTTGCCGTCTGATGTCATAGTGCTGTAGATGCACATTACATCGGGTACAACATCGTCCTTACCGCTTTCAAGTACGCCTGTTGACGTATTTACCTTTGCGCCGAAAAGTGCCACCTCGTCGGCGGAGTTTGTGTTTACAATTGTTACGTCAAGCGTACCGCCTGCCTTAGCTACATAGCTGTCAACTTCAACGCCGCTCGCATACTGCGATGCGCTGTTCATCTTAGGAGTGTACTTTGTTGTGATGAGTATGTCCTTGATCTCGGTCACGTCACCGTATGCCAGTGTATCAGCGTTATCCGTTGTCAGCGGTGCATACGCAAAACGCTTTGTGCACACAGCCGACTTACGATCTGTACCCTGTATTACTTTTGCCATAGTTATGTCCTTTCCTCATAGAGTGTAAACTCCATGACTAAAATTTTTCTGTTGGGATAAACATCAAACTGCGACAGATCGGTAGTGCCGGTAAATACACCGCCTGCATTCTCTATCGCCGTCTGCGTTTTGTCATACAGCTCAATGTCTGCCTGCGGCGAAAATACGCTCGCAGACAACGCATACTGCCGTATATTTGCCCTACCGGAGCTGAAGAACGTATCCCTGTACGATAAATTGTACACTGCATACTTCTCCGGTTCTTCACCGTCCTCAAATTCGGGCATATAGCTGTAAAAATGCTCAAATACCGCCGAGAGTGCCGAATCAATCTTTTCTGTTATCATTGTCAGCCTCCTCTCGCCAGTATCAGCTTTATATGCAGGTCGCTGTCGGCCGCTCCGGTTGTTTCGACGTGATACCGCCTGCCGTCAATCTGTACGACCGACTGACCGCTGTATTCACGTCTCCACATATACACCGTAAGTTCCGACTTGTATCCTGCCGTTTCGGCGGCATATTTTGCCGTTACGCCAGGCTCGGAAACCTTTGCGTATACGGTCTTTACCGCCCTGTCCGCTTTGCCCTGCGAGCCGTTTTTCTGCTCGGAGGATATGAGCGTGATTTTTCTGTTAAATGTCATTCTCATTCACTCCGTTCAGCAGATTTACGCTGTGCAGGGCGAGTATCTGAGCGGTCACGGAGTTCTGCGACGCTCTGTCGGACGAGAAGTCACGAGAGGAATACATATCGTTTATAAGCACTAAGTAAGCCACCGTGATGTCTTCGTATTCGTCTATCTGAGTATCGTCAAGCCCCGTATAGCCCTTGATATAGGATTTCGCCGCTCCGGCACAGATTTCAAGCATTCCGTCCTCGTCATCGCTGACACCGCAGAATGCTTTAATCTTTGCGCTTGTTACCTCGCTTAGCTTCACTTTTCTCCTCCTTGTCTACAGGCACTATGTACCCGCAGGAGAGCAGGTCGTTCAGCACAGGACCGGCAGGGAGCTCACGCTCCTCGCCTTTTATCATGCTGACAGTACCTGAAAAGTTGGTCGTTGCCTTTACTGTCATAGGTTATTAGCCTCCTGCCTTCTTCATCTTAAGGGCGGCTATCTTCTGAGCGTTCTCGACCTTTGCGTCAATCTCCACCCAGGCGATAACGCCGACAGCGTGCTGTGTTGCGTACTTTTCGTTGAGTATCTGGATAGACACGTCCTCGGAGGTCTTAACTGCAAGGCCGCTCATATCGCCGTAGTAGATAGCTGTCTTTTCGGAAGCAATAGCCGATACGCTGTCTGTTGTGTATACGGGCTTGCCGAAAAGTGTATAGCCCCACTTTGCCGTTGCATCGGGATTAAGGATATATCTGCCCTCGTTGTCCTTGAGCTTTCTTATAGCGGTTCTTGTAGCCTTGTTCATGATCCAGCAGGCGTTATCCTGATATACGTCGGGGATTGTTTCCTGCAGGTCGATAAGCTCATCTGCTGTGATAGCTGTCGCCGATGCGGTCGTTACCACCTGTGTAACGCCTGCGGCAAGACCGTCTATCTTACTTGCTGTGCCGTTGATAAGCTGGTTTTCAATCCACTTTGCCGCCGCAATCGAAACCTCGTTTATAACGTAAGAAACGATGTCAAACTGCGAGTTGTTGATAAGGCTTCTTGAAACCTTAGAGAGCGCACCTGCAAGATAGCCTTTGAGCTCAATGCTGAGGAACTTACCCGATGTGCTTGCAAGGTCCGTAAACTCTGTGGCATACGCCATTGAGATAGCCTGCGTTCCTTCGTCGTAGTAGGGAATCGAGAGAGTACCTGCAAGCGTGTATCTCGTTGCCATCTGATAGATAGGGCAGATGTCGATAATCTTACGGATTATCTTGTTTGCGATAGTTGCAGGGATGACTGCGCCGTTATCGCCCTTTGTCAGATTGACATCTTCTCTTGTTTCGACTATCTGACCTGTACGCAGATAATTTTCGAAAGCTCTTGTCTCTGCCTGCTCCTTGTCGGTTGCTGTGCCGTCTGACTTTGCAGAGTTCAGATTAAGAGCGTTCTGCTCCTCGATTGAGCGGATTGTCTTGTTCAGTGCTTCGACTTCCGCCTTCTTAGCGTCATAGTTTGTCTGCTCCTCTGTTGTCATTGCTCTTGTTTCTGCTGTAGCCTTATCGCAGAGTGACTTCATATCGGCGATAAGAGCATTTCTCTTTTCGATGAGTGCTTTTAAATTCATACTGTTTCCTTTCCGTCGTTGTAATCCGACATAAGCTGTAAAATTTCTATTTCCTTGCTGTAATCGGGGATAAACTCCCGGATTTCGTCTGTTACTTCGACCGTATCATTTCCGGCACTGCGCTGTTCCGTCACGGTCGTTTCCTCGCCTCTCGTTTCTATTGACGTGGCGATATATGCGGGATTGCGGTTGAGAATTGACACCTCGTGCAGTGTCAGCCCCGTAATCATTCTGCGCTGTACACCCTCGTCACACGGCTCAATGTGTGCCTGTGCTCCCGAAAAGCCGAAGCTCCACCCTGTCAGGTGCCCTGCTCTCGCCTCTGCGATTACCTCTCTGTCGGTGATGTCGGCTTCTGCGTGAAGTCCTATGCTGTCCTCACGCAGTTTAAGCGTTCCGTCTGTAGTGTCAAGCACCTTGCGGTGATTGAACCTCAGCTCGACCTTTGGATGATCTTTAAGGCTTTTTGCAAACGTACCGCTTACGATACGTTCGACAAACGGCGTTGTCATACCAGGTGCCATTGACGCAGGCAGCTGCTTGCTGTCACGCTCGACAGCGTTTACATATCCGCTGATGTGCATAAGATCAGCGGAGCGGATTTCGATTTTCATTTTTATCACTCCTTTCTGTGTTGTGAGTATAAAAATACCGCCCTTTTTAAGAGCGGTAAAATTATTAAGTTTGGTTCTGATCTGCGCCGAACTTCACAAAAAACGGCTGTTTTTGCAAAGTTTGTGTTCAAGTCAAGTGCAATCGATTGCACGAGGGCATAAGAAAACCGCCCTTGTTAAGAGCGGCCGTCATATTCAATTTCATTCTTCGTCCTCGTCATCTTCCCATTCAGAAGCGCAGGGCGGTAAACCGTCCGGTGTTATCTCGTCAAAATACTTGCACGTATCTTCGACTGTTGCTTTCGGATTTTTTTCTAAATAATCTATGACTTTATCTGCCGTCTGATATTGCTCTGGGGCTTCAAGAAGGCAGATAAAACTCATATATACATCATAATTTTTACGTGAAACGTCATCGTTTGGCGGGTATATATATTCAGGAATTGTATCCGCAAAACGTTCTATAATACGTTTTTGATATTCTGATTGATATTTTCCGTACAGTTCTTCTTTTTTCATAACTAATTCTGCCTCCATTTCTTTCGTATAATTATGCCGCCCTCTCCGTCTGATTCTACTTTATAACGATACTTGCCTTTACTTATATATCCACTTTCTCCTTTTTTGCTACCCGGATAAATGGTATTAAACTCTCCGCGCAGCTTTGTATAAGTCTTTGGCTTTACCTGTATACCGCTGTGATTTTTCTGTGGCGATGGTGCATACTTTGTTTTAGCCTGTGCTTCATAAACCGTAGTCACTATGCCGTCATCGCTGACCGTAACGGATTTAATTTTCCCGCCCGGCGCATTCGTAAACTTACCGTCTTTGGCGTGATAAGGGTTTTCTCTCTTTTCTGCTATTATATCACCCTCATCGCCGCTTTGCAAGCCCGCATCATCAATTTTAGCGTGGCTGTCGGTATTCGGCGTGTATATCTGCTTTGTTTTCGGATCATAAAGCACATCGTTAAGGCCGAGCTTGATAAAGTCAAGTCCGAGCGGCGCAAGGTTTTCCTTGAAGCGTATTTCGTCCGGCTGTAAGAAGTTTGCTGCAAGACCTATCTGATACGCCTGATAGCGTGTCAGAATATCAGCCTTGAGCAGTTCAGAAGTATCTATGACAAAATACTTACTATGCTTTTCTTTCTCAAGCAATAACGCCCTGTTAAGCGCCATTTCAAGCGCAGAAACAACAGGCAGTACGGCTGTCCTTATGCTGTTGATATACGTTCTGTCATCGGCTCTGCCCGACAGCACATCGGGAGATAAGCCAAATAGCATTGCTATCTGCTCTGCATTTGTCACCTTGTTCTGATTTAACTGCATCTCAACGGCGGTGGAGCTGCTTTCCTTGAAGTCGAGCCCGTTCTGCAGTATCATCATACCGTCACCGTTGTTGCTATAAAGCTTTCTCCATGCTTCCCGTATAGCCTGCAACGCTGGCTCGTCTACTCTGTGCTCTGTGCGCAGAAAGCCCTTCTTGTTACCGCCTCTGCGGCTCATCGACTTTTCAAGCTGTAACAGCATATAGCTTGATGTCAAGAGCGTGGGATTCTCGGCAAGTATGCTTACTCCCTTTCCTCCGTCAACGCTGTTGCGACTGAGAATGACGAAATCCCACGGGTTGTACACTCTGCCGTCAACAAGCATACGGAGAGTCTTATAAATAGCGTCAGAATTTTTCTCCACACTTACAGCACTGTCACGGACATATCTGAGAGCCAAAACCTCGTTTCCGCTCCGCTCTATGTGCATATATCCCGTTCCGTCAAGGAGCATATCACGGATAACCGCACGCTTTATTTCTGTCGGGTTCAGAGTATCGCCCGATTCTTCGTTCAGCAGATACAAGCGGTTATCCTCAGTGATTTCCGCCGCTGTCTGAACTTCGTCATTGCTGTTGTACAGCCTTATCGGCAGGCTTGCTATTGTGCCGGCTATAAAATTAACAGCCGCTGAAACCGCAGGGATCTCAAGCGCCTGTTCTCTCGTTATATTGCTTATCTGCTTTAGCCCGAAAGCCACTTCAATATCCGTGCCTTCAGTGTCACGCCTGAATATCTTATCAAACAGCCCCATTATTCTTGCCTCCCTGTAATATCTTCATTAAAGCGTCATCTTCGGAATTTTCCGCCTGCTTCGGTATTGCTCTGATAGCGGAAAGCACCGTCCAACCGTTTTCCTTTTCGATGTCGCTCATCATTTTTCGCTTCTGCATTATTATCTTGTCAAGGTCGGCTATCTTTGCAAGAGCTCCGGACATCAGCTTTGTAAACTTCATCAGTTCATCGCCTGTTATTTCCTCATCCGATAAATTATTAAAAGCTATCTCAATCTTCGACAGCACCGCTCTCTGTGTTACTGCGTCTGCTTTGACAGCGTTTACTTCGCTGTACAACTCGCAATATCGGTTGATACTTGCTCCGTACAGTGCATCGTTCTTCTGTATCTTGCTGAGCAGTTTTGTCAGCCGCAGGTACTCCTTGTGCGCTACCGGATCAGCCTTTACACAGTCACGCTCAAAACACTTCTGCCCTGTGAGCATAGCCGCTTCGGCTTTATCACGGACTTCTTTTTCTTTCTTTGTCCTGTGTCCCGCACAGTTTTCTATTGTTTTTGCTCCTCTGGGCATATACTCACTCCTCTCAAAGTCATATCGGGAATATATTGTGTAAAGAGGTGGCGGTCAGATGTCAGACCGGGACCCCTCAAAAATCGCAAGGGTAGGGGGGTGCACTATATATTGTGGTGTATAGTATCGTGCTACTATATGTTGTGGTGTGAAAAATCGACGGTACAAGTCATAGTTGCCAGTTCCTGCCTGCTGATACGCCCACGTTCCGCCGCCTCGTGATGATAGCGGCACAGCGTTATAAGGTTATCGTTATCAAGCCTGCGGTCATAATCGACCTTTAGCGGTACGATATGATGCACAGACAGGTCCGTGCTGTTGATAACGCCTGCCGACAGACACACCCTGCAGCAATGACCGTCACGCTCAAGTATTTCATCGGCTTTTCTGCGCCATATCTTGCGGTTACGAAACCTGTCGGCTTCGCTGTCCCGTATCTTCTGTGTATACTTTATCCCGGCCGTGCATTCTCCGGGCTTGTGGATCTTGCCACATCTCGAACAAGCTTTTAACATAATTTATGATATAAGAAAAGCACTCTTTGCAGAGTGCTTGAAGTATTCGTCACCGTCCGCACGAAAGAATCAGAAGAGCGGACGGCTCGACTAAGAAAAAGGAGGTCCAATGGATAGTACGCATAATTGACAGAAAAGGTGACCTGGCGGCTTATTAGCCGCTCCTCGGTCACTACGCTTTCGCTTCTTTTCTATCGTAATCATATCACAGATGCAATAGGACATTCAAGGACATCTTGCACTCTCAGAAGTGCTTTACCGTGAAGCCGGCATATCTGTTTATACGAGTAGTGCATCTCACAGGCAATATACTCAAATGTCTTACAGTTTATGTACCGTGCTATCAGTATCAGCCTTAACCGCTCGTCAGCCACTGCCGATATAGTATGCTCTATCTCTGCTTTAACACGGATAAGCTCGTCTATCTCTGCGTTTATCTCCTGCTCCAGTGTTGCAATTTTTGCAACAGCCGTACCAACCTTGTCAGATACCCCGCTGCTGTGTCCTCCGCCCGATGACGGCGATATGTTGGTAGCGAGCTCCCGAAGCTGTCGTTGCTGATCTATCTTTTGATTTATGCGTATGTTGATAAGGTGATAGCGTGACAGGTATTCTTTAGCGGTCATTGGGGTGCTCCTTTTCCTGCACTGCCTCATCGCAAAATTCTTTTGCAGGACAGGATTCGCAACATTCTGCTATCGGATCTTCACAGTAAAATCCGCATTCTTTCACCAATGCGATTCTGTCTTTCGGATTGAACCAGTCCATTTCCGTTTTTCCATCGACGTAATACTTGTCCATCTCAGGTGCTCGGTTGACTTCAACGTCGCAGAAATTTGCGTCCTCACAGCAACTTGTGCATAATGCAAGCGATTTTGCTTTACCTCGTGTTTCGGCGAAAACGACCGCAGAACCAGATTCGTATTTTTCATTTACAAGCCAGGCCTTCATGTTTCCTCCTCTTTCTCTCTTGCACATTCCAGCTGTGTATAAGCCATTTCATAACCGACCGTCCATAGATACACACGCATATCTACACTACTTCCGCAGTCATAAAGCCACTCATAATACTCATAGTACAGTTCTTGTAAAAAGTTTGTCATATCTGTCGAATAATGTGGTTTGGTATCCGAAAACCAATTCTCATCTATATCCGATTTTACAGCGTCCCAAAGTTCCTCTTCTGTTTCAACTGAATACCATAAATGCTTTCTGCAGGCATTCAGCAGTTCTTCGGGTTCTAATTTCATGTAGTCTTTCAGTTGGTATTTGATGTCTTCAAAAGCACTGTCCGGATCGTAGATATATTTATCGGTCGAGCACTGAAATTTGCTTGTGAAGTAATGGACATCTTTGAGATAGCTTCTCATTTGTCTGGGACTAACCGCATTGTACCACGTTGCAATGCAGTCTCCCAAGTCGCCGCTTATTATCAGGTTGCCTCTTTTTTTGTCGAGAATGTAATTAACGTAATAGTCGATACTTCCATCGGCTTTGCGCCAATCAATAATCATATAGCGGTCAGTGTCCTGTATCAACGTTGCTTTATGCGCAGCAAACCTTTCCTTACATTTGTTCAAGATCTCTTCTTCAGTCATATTTTTTCCTCCTGTAATCCTCCCACGCCATAGTGACGCAGGAAGCACTGCCTTTAAATCTGCTTATAATTGCTTCCGCCTTTTCATTATCGTTGCTTGCGTTAAGCTTATCAATCAGATCATCGGTGTTGTAATTTGTGGTTATCACTGTCGGAAGCATATTTTCATACCTGTCGTTGATTATCCGGTAAAGGATAGGCACGGACCATTCCGTAGCCCGTTCCTTGCCTAAATCGTCAATCACCAGTAGATCAACAGTGTTGTACGCCTCGATAACATCTTCCTCGTTCACGGTGCTGTCACGCTCGTAACTTTGCTTTATGCTAGCGAGCAGATCAATAGATGTCTTGCAGATAACCGGTACGCCTTGATTTATCAATTTCATTGCTATAGCAACAGCAAGGTGTGTCTTTCCTGTTCCGCAAGTCCCCTCAAAATACAATCCTTCGCCTTTATCCTTGTTCTCCTGCCAGTTGTCTACATACGACTTAGCGATTTCATACGCTTTGCGGTTCACATCGTTTACGATAAAGTTTTCAAATGACCGTGATAGGTAACGTTTCTTTATTCCCGATCTGCCGAGTATAGCCTCTATCTTCCGGCGCTTCTGTTCCTGTTCTTCTGCAATAGCCTGCGCCTTTCGCAGTTCTTCCTGCTTAGCGTCCCAACGCTTCCAGAACTCGACCGCTTTTGCACAATCGCAACGTGGCTTTTCAAGATTCCAGATCATCGCCTGCCCCATAAGTACAACGCACTCGTAGTACAACGTTTTCCCACAGTATTTGCACTTTTCCGGTTTTGGAACAGGTTGCGTACTCGGTATTCCCAATTCTTCGACTTCTTTGCTTGTATAGATAGGACCGTGAACATTACCATTCGCTTGGTCTGAAATTCGTATGAGTTCCTCCATCGTTTACCTCAGCCTTTTTTCTCGGTACGTTGTCCTGCTCCATCCATTTGGCAATTATCGTTATGCAATCAAGGTTCTGCTTGCCTCTCTTCTCTGCCCAGTCATAAAATCTTTTCTTGTACTTCTCCGTTGCCTCGATACCGTACAGGTCAATCAGATTTTGCTCCTGCGAGCCGGAAGCGGAGCGTACCGCTTCTTTTTCTTCTTTTTCTTCTTTATTCTTCTTATTCTTCTTATTCTTCTTTACTTCTTTAAGCGGGTCGACTCTGCGGTCGGTCATCGGTCGGTCAGCGGTCGGTTGTCGGTCGGTCGGCGGTCGGTTATCGGTCGGCTTATCCTGATACTCATTGTAGTTAGATATAGTAACAATGGTGTATCGAGCGGTCGGTCGGCGTGTTATTTCTCCGCTGCTTTCCAGACGTTTAAGTGCCTTCAAAACTGTATCTTTACTGTAATTCAGCGTTGCGCCCAATTTTGCAAGACTTACGACCGTCTGCCCTCGTTCAATTTTCACATCCCGCCAGTATGCAGGCTCGTAATTTGCCGTCAATAACAAGTGCATAAACACTCGGAACATTACCTCGTCTGAGTACCATTGCCACTTAGTCATCTTGCGGTACAGCTTTATGTAACCGCCCTCAATATCAGCCATCAGATCACCTCCGAGCCTGCGTCAGTTCTTTGTAATTGCGCCAGTAGTAATAGAATATCTCAAGCATTTTGCCTGCCGTGTCTTTCGGATCTTCTACAAATTCAACGGAAAAACCGTATCTGCTTGCACTGCTCCACGCTTTCAGCGTGGCATAGACATTGGCACCTATATCCTTATTCTTTCGCTGTGGCGACATATCCATCTGCCATTTAGGCACCTGATAGGACTTTAACGCACCCCACGAGCTTACATTTTCAAGAAGCAACGTAAAACCGTTCGCAAGCTGTGAAGCGGCGCTCATTTCCTTTTCTATGCGTGACCTGTCCTGCATAATGTTGTTATATATTTCGTCTATATTCGCCTTTCGTTCTACAGCACAAGACAGGGAAAAGTCCCTGCCCTCTGCCATAAACGAATAATCGCCGAAATCGAGCTTTCTTTTTTCCGTCATTATTCCACATTCGCCGAGCTTGTCAATAATGTGTTTGTTCTGCTGCTCCCTTGTATCATAGATAACGGTGACGGTTTTCATAAATGTCTTTTTATCAAAACTCATAGCCACCTCATCAGAACGGGTAATCATCATCGTCATCTGGTGCTACTACTGCCGAGCTTGCCGGAGTGGTTGGTGCATTATATGAAGCAACCGCAGGTGCCGACGTATAACCTGTCGTACCGGAAGAACTGCTATCCTTTTTCTCACCCGTGAATGTCGAACGGTCAGCAACTATTTCGGTAACGTATGCTGTATTGCCGTTCTTGTCCTGATAGCTTCTCGTCTGAATTTCGCCCTCAATGAGTATCATACGTCCCTTAGCAAAATATCTTGATATAAATTCCGCTTCGTTACGCCATGCAACAATGTTAAGAAAATCGGTCTTTTTTTCTTCGCCTTTTGTCTGAAATCTGCGGTCAACCGCTATTCTGAACGACAGCACAGATATGCCTGACGGCGTGGTTTTAAGTTCAAGATCGTTTACGATACGCCCCATAAGAATTGCCTTATTGTACATTTAGTCCTCCATATCCTCAATATTACTGTCGATTATCTCGTCCCTGTAGTTTATGATCTCCGAAAGCACCTTAGTGTGACGGCAGTAATTGCACTTTTCACACCTCAGAGGTGTCAGTTTACCTTCCTTTATCATCTTGTAACGCGGCGATAAGGTCCTTACTGTAAAGAGCGCCTCGTCAAGATTTTCCTGCGGTATGTAGTATAACTGCAAGTCGGGCTCAGGCTTCTGTTTCGTTATCGCCGCTATATAGAACGGCAGGCTTTTGCCTGTATTCTGCCTTACGATTTCCTGATAGATCGCACCTTGTATGTCATAGCCCCAGTAATCAATGAAATGCTGCCATGCTCCAAACTCAGAGTTATACACCTCGTCAAAGTCCTTAACACACTTCAGATCAACTATCGCTTTATCCGGATGATAGCTGTCAACCTTGATTTTATACGGCACACCGGCTATCTCACCGATGAAGATAACCTGCTTTTCGCCTGCCATATACCTTGAAAACAGCTCATCTCTTTCTGCACGCTGTATCATAGTTTCTGCGTGCTTGTATTCGCTTTTCAGATCGCCGTTTCGTGTGAATATCTCAGGGTGTTGCGCTCTGAAAATGTCGAGCGTTCCCTCATAGTGTGCGTCAACGTAAGAGCCGACAAGGAGAGAAGTCGTAACCTCCCTCTCGTACTCTCCGTTAAGCTCAGCCAGTGCCGAGCTTTCACATTTCTTAAATGCCTTGAACTGAGATGAACCCATGTACTTTCTGTTCATCTCAGGGCTGAAATAGTTTTCCGAGTTTACTTCTATCATAAGTAGTTTACCTCCAGCTCTCCGTCCGTTGTTCTCGTAGCGATAAACTGCAAGCCTTTTTCCTTGCACTTTTCGTACAGATGCTGTCTGTTCTCGGTACTGAGCTTTTCTGTGCCGTCAATAAGTATCAGCTGTAAAGCATTAGGCTTTGAAACGGTAACATCAATGCAAAGATTCAGCTTTTCTCCCTCGGAAAGATTGCTGACAGGCAAGCCGTGAATAAGAGGTATGCCGTTTTCAACTGTAAAGCCCTCAATCGGTATCGTTGCATTTTCAAGTATCATACCCGGCAGACTGCGTGCAAGCTCTATCTTCTCTGTCAGCTTGTCCGCCTTGTTTTTTAGCGCCTTGACCTCAGATTCCATATTAACCATACGGTTATATTCGTTCAGATGCTTTTTCATTGCTTCCGCCGTCTTTACCTCAGCTTCAAGTGCTGATGTGTCTATCCGATCTTTTGAAAGGCAGTCCTGCGCTGTTTTCATATCGCCGTCAAGCTTTGCTATCTTTTCACGGTAGGTAGCTTCAGCGACCGCCAGCTTATCCGCATAGATCGTATCGAATGTACCGAGCTTTTCCTCAGCCGCCTTTATCTCCGCCTTTTTGCGCTCGATCTCAGCGATAAGGCTTTCCTTTTCGGCGGAAATACGGTTCTTTTCGTTTGTAAGCTCTATTTCCTTTTCGGCTTCATAGCCCCTTACCTTGTTGTTATAGCTGTCCATAAAAGCTCTTGCACGGTCGATAAGATTGTTGTTGCGCTGTGCTTCCGTTATCTTTGCATATACGCTGCCAACATCGTATCTGTCCCATTTTTCAGCGTCAAAATGTTCGGGTATGTCTTTTGCTATGTCCTCGATGAACGCCCGCTTATGGCGCATTTCACGCTGAATATCCTGTCTTGCGATGAAATAGTTGCCGTGATCGCTCTGAATGTCTGAGAGTACCTGTAAAATGTTCTGCTGATAATCAACGCCGATCGGTATCTCACCGAACTGTTCCTTTATCCAGTTCAGATCCCAGTCGAAATCTATCATATCAAGGATTATTCTGTTCTGCTCTTTTTCGGGGAGAGTGATAAACCTGACCGGATCTATCTGTAGTGGCGTGAATATCGACTGCAAGAAACTTTCGGGAGCAGGAACATCACGTCCGCCTTCCTTGATAGACTTGTAATCTGCCTGTCCGCTTCTCTTCTTGCGGTCTATGTACAATCCGCTGTCGGTTTCTATGATGATCTCGCCCTCATTCTCACCCTTTTTGAGAACAAAAGAGCGGTCGGAGCGGTTTGTCAGCGCATAGCGTATAGCGTCAATTACAGATGTCTTGCCTGCGCCGTTCGTACCGGTTATCTCAACCGACTGTCCGTCAAGCTCGGTTTCCGATATGCCAAATAAGTTTTTGATCTTGATTTTTGTTGTTTTCATGCGTTACCTCCTAATGCGTCGGGTGCTTTTCTGCTTTCAATCTTCTGTTTTTCTGCCAGTGAACAGTCCCAGCAAAGACTTTTGCCGTACTTATCGTATGACATCTGAGCTATCTGCTCGGCAGAGAATTTGCCGTTACCTGCTATTTCTTTTCCACAGTCGGCACAAGTCCTTTCGGTCTGAGCTATCTGTGGTACTGTCGGACGTATTCTCAGTCCGCCGACCTTTTTTCCTGCAAACACAACCGTCGGATCAAAATATACCTGAATAGCACGTCCTGCCCAGTCTTCTATGTACGGAGCGTTATACAGTTTCTGTATCTGCTTCATATTTGTCTTATTCAGTATAAACGGTTTCTGACCGTTTTTGAGGTGTGCCACTACCTCATATTCTTTTTTACCGTTCACGCCTACTATTTCTTCACGGCGGACATAATCAATTACGACTACTATGTCCTGACCATTCGGAAGCGAGTACGCTCCGAGATAATTCGGGTTCGTAAGCAATTTCCAATGCGTTTTTATTTCCGGCATTACTTTTTACCGTTCCTTTCTGCTTTTCTAAGCGTGTATACGCACTTCCCGACCGCCATATCAAACCTTTTACAGTCGCTGTAGCAGTGCGTCATACACACCGGTGCATATTTGTAGTACGGGCATAATACCCAGTTGTTATTTTGCTCTGCGGTCTTGCCGCAGTGAGAGCAGGTCATACGGCAACCTCTTGTTTTATTTCTTCCATGTTGCTGTATTTTTTATTACACATCTCGGGAAGATTGGCACGCACTAATGCTTCTGCAAACGGCGGAGGCACTGCGTTACCACATCTCGCAATTTGCGCCGAGCGGCTATATTTTTTACCGTTTACATCAAAGTCGATTATATAGTCATCGGGAAAGCCCTGCGCTCTGTATAGCTCACGGGGTTCGAGCATTCTCATACCTATGTCAGCTATATAGTAATAGTTACAGTTAATCAATAATAGCAGCAGCTCATTGTCTGCAAGATTATAGCCGCAATATTTATTCAGCATCATCCGTATTTTTGACCAATGATTAAGGGAACAATTTGAATTATATCTGACTACCATTGTACTGATTAACGCAAAATGCCCTGCACTTGTGCATTCTGTCGGCAAAGGTTCTTCGATTGACTTGCAATCCTGATTATTACGTAATATGCACAAATGGCTTTCTACAAGGGCGTGCCGTTCTTTGGTTGTGACTGTATGTAACGGCTCTTTTACAGACGAAAAATTATTTCCGCTATAATACTTGACAATATGTGCTGCTGTCAGCGCATATCTAGGACTTGCGTCAATAGTCATTAACGGCTTATCTACTCTTTGTCCTCTCACTTCGCTTTTCGATGTTTCGGTATGATATTGTATCAATAACGGAGAAAGCAGAGCGTTATGATCTATAGCAGTTATAGTTGAAAGAGGTTTGTTTATACCTGTTCCTATTACATTGCTGTAATATTTCTGTATAGACGGAACGTACACTGCATCATTGTCATTGACAACAAAATACGGCTGTTCGGCTTTAATCGTGAATTTATCCAATCCTTTCGCAATTCGCCTTAAAGTATTATCAGCAAGCAATTTTTTGCGGTCAAAAATGGAGTTGCAAGGAATTGACCAATCTATACATTCGGCTGCCGTTCTATACGATTTTAAGCCTTTTCCGTGTGTTGGCTTTGGAAACACTATAGGTTTTCCATCACATCTGGCAACAAGAAAAAAACGTTTGCGTATGGTTGGTGCTCCATAGTCGCATGCTTTTAACTCTTGCCATTCAACATTATATCCATGATATTTCAGCGCATTTACAAATGATTTAAATGTTCTGCCTTTTTGTTTGATATCCGGATAACCAGTCTTCAACAAAGGTCCCCATGTCACAAACTCTGGAACATTTTCAAGGATAATCACTCTTGGCTTGACAGTCGCCGCCCATCGCAATGCTATCCAAGCAAGTCCTCTGATATTCTTGCTGACAGGCTTTCCGCCTTTTGCACGAGAAAAATGTTTGCAGTCGGGAGATAGCCACATAAGACCTACTGGGCGTCCTGCGCGCATACCTCAGATGGCTTAACATCCCAAACGCTCTCGCAATAATGCGTTGTATACGGATGATTTATCGTATGCATTGATATGGCATCGGGATCATGATTTATCGCTATATCTACAGGTCTTCCTGTAGCCAACTCAATGCCTGTACTTGCTCCGCCCCCACCTGCAAAATTATCTACAATAATTTCATCACACAAGTTCAATTGTGCTCTTCCAAAATCCATACGCTGTCCTCTTTATCATTCTGCCCGCTTCTATCTGTTCTGCTATCAGCTGTACTGCATAATCAATCGTCAGTCTCTTGCCATCCGGATTGCCCTCACGTTCGACTATCCGCCACAGCTTTGCGTGTGCCTTAGGCACTGCCGTCCAGAACTCGTCCTGTGTTATAGGTCCGATGAGAAGTTCAATTTGTTCTTGTAATGGTGTCACCATTGACTTTCCTTTCATATTGTGATATAATCACTGTAATAATGTTTTTGTTTGTTTTATGGCTGTCCTTGTGACAGCCTTTTCTTTTATGCCGATTCTCTGCCGACAACCGTATATGTAACACGTGTTATGTCTGTGTATTCGTAGCATCGCTTTATGTTCTTCCTGCCGATATGATGAAAAACCGTCATTGTACATCCCGGTACGCTCATACCGCAACACACAAACACTAACTCACACCAGTCGCCATAATCTCCGTACTCAGCGCGGAAGATGTCGCCCGGTTGAATTTCTGAGGCATTCTTGACGATAGGCTTGTCATATCTAATCATCATCGTCTTCGTCCTCCTCGTCAATCATTTCAACCTCATCGACAACACCGACAAGAGCATTGACAAGCGCCATTGCCTCGTTTATTGCATCAAACGTAGCTGTTACCTTGTACTTCATTTCTTCTTCTCCCTCTTTCTTCGTATCTCCGCTATCTGCTGTGCTCTGCGGAAGTGTACCTTGTCGGCGAGCTTCTGACCGTCCTTGAGTGACCGCCACTCACCGTAGCTCAATCCTGCTCTTGCCGCTTCATCGGCATCACGCTCGAGGAGGGCGTTAGGGTTATTTGCTTTCACTTGCTTTTCTCCTTTTTATTGATTTTCCGTGTGACCTCTGGGATAAAATCGCCGCATACGATGTTGTTTTCGAGTATCTGCGCTGCTATTAGCCCCGATACAGCCGGTGACTTCGGGTACTGCTTGATATACATATCAAACAGCCGACCTTTGGCTTCCTCGACGTTATCTGCCTGTATATCCATACCGTAGATGCTTTTCAGTGCCCTCAGACCGTCTTCCCAACTCTGGCAGAGTTTGAATTTTCGTTCGAGTATCTCAACTAAAAAGTTGCCAGTGCCACAGGCAGGTTCAAGAAACGTTGTATCAACGCTTACCCACATCTCTTCGGGTACTAAATCGCACATATCCTTGACGATATGTTTCGGCGTAAACACTTCTGCAAAATCCTTAACTCGCTGTTTACTTTTTATCAGTTTTTCTGACATTGCTTGTTCCTTTCTCTGCGGCGGCGAGAATACTGTCGTAAAGATCTTCCGCATATCCCTTAATAGTTTCATCGTCCGGACATTCGTCACGAGCGTCTTTTAACATCGCCGTTATCCGCCGCATTACCATAGCTTTTTGCTTGCTGTTAAACAGCTTGTATTTGCACTTTTCTCGGTTTGACCTGTTCCACTCTTTCCATGCCGGTGTCTTCAGTTTGTACGGCTTCGTCTGTTTTCCGCACTTGTCACAACGTACCGCAAAATGTCTCGGTGCGTTAAATCCGTGCTTTTCCCAGCTTTCCCGCTCTTCTTTGGGCGGCTCAGCATCGACCGTTACACCGTTGCCACCGCAAGTACACGGTAACAATTTATCTGCCATCTTTATGCTCCTTCCCGAGCCGTAACATTGCCAGTGTACCTTTGTACCACTCTTTGAGGAGCAGTCCCATCAAGCACCACACCGCAACGGTTATCATCGCTACGGGTAACATTTCGCCGCCGACAGCGAGGTATCCACGCTCTTGATATGCCACATCCATAAACAGCAGAGCTGTTATGTTGCACGCAAGAGCCGTTACAATTGCCTGTACTGCCCTTGCGAGTATGTACAGGATAACTTGTTTCTTCATTATGCTTGTCCCTCCATATAATTTCTCAGCACTGATTTCTCAACGAACCAGTACTTTCCTACCTTCTTTGCACCGGGTATCTTGCCCAGTCTGCAGTACCTTGTGACTTCCGGTATCGTGATACCCATAAGCCCTGCAAGGTACTCCTGCGACAGCATCACGGGCAAGAAGTCCCAGTTGCGTACTTGCGTCTTAATGCTTACCATTATGTACCTCTTTTTTCTTGTGTCTTATGATTTAATCTTCTACCTTAAGCGAGCCGATGATCTCCTTTACTTCTTTAAGTAAAGAGAGTAAGCGGCTCACTTTTTCTTCTGCCTCGTCAAGAGCGCTTGTGTCAACGTTTATCGTCAGTGGCTTCATATACTCACCTCGCTTTCTGTTGTTTTACATCTTAGTAACTTTACAAGTTACTTTGTTGGCAAAAAAAATTGAGCAAGGCTCAGATATTTGCAAAGCGTCTATTAACTTTTCCATATCATCGCTGCCAAATATGCCTTTTTTCATTTTTCTTGAAAATGTTCTTTCTGACATATCAATCAGTCTTGCCACATCAGCCTGCCTTAGCCCTTTTGCTACCCACATAGCTCTTAACTTATTTGTGTCTACCACGTTCTCACCTCCGTAACTTTTTAAGTTACTTTGATTATATCACGCATTTCGTAACTTGTCAAGACACTTTTAACACTTTTTTTAACTTTTTTGTCTTGACAAGTTACCGTATTAAGTATATAATATATACAAGGGGGGTGACAAAAATGACTATAGGCGAAAAAATAAAACTACTTCGTGAAGAAGCTAAATTATCGCAAGGAGAACTTGCCGAAAAAGCTAACACGACCAAGCAAAACATTTATAAATACGAGAAAGGAATTATTACTAACATTCCTTCTGATAGGATTGAGCTGATTGCTAATGCACTCAGCACTACTCCTGCTTACTTAATGGGTTGGAATGATGAAGATTCATCGGACGCTCTTGTTAATGATGACGAGGAACTCACTGAATATCTCGAAGAACTAAAAACCCGTCCGGAGCTTAGGATGATATTTTCACTTACCAAAAATGCCACTAAAAAAGATGTAGAAAAAGCTGCGAAAATAATTGAAGCATTGTTGTCTGAAGGTGATGATAATTGAGAATTGAGTGTGATATTGACGGCGTTTATATTTATACAGTAGATTTACCGTCTTCCGTCAACGGTGTAACTGTAGTAAAAAATGGTGATTACATTGTCTTTATAAATCAGAACAAGTGCCTTGCTAAACAAAAGTTAGCTTTAAAACATGAATTAAAACATATAAACAGAGGTCATTTGTATTCTGATATAAAATTTGTTGGAGATTGTGAAAATGAGGTGCAACAATGAATATACAGGAACTGAACGACTACACAATAGTAGACATTGAAACAACAGGCCTATCGCCGGACAAGGACGATATCATTGAAATCGGTGCTTTGCGTATTCGTGATAACATAGTCGTTGCTGAATTTTCTCAGCTCATAAAAGCGAGCAAGCCGTTGTCAAAAACTATTTCTCAGATTACCGGCATAACTGATGATATGTTAGCAGATGTAAAAGAGCTTGACGACACCCTATCTGATTTTCTGCAATTTATCAACAATGACACTGTTGTAGGACATAACATTGCATTTGACGCTAATTTTATCAGTAAAAAATGCGTTGCTTGTGGGCTTGATTTTAAAAATGATACATATGATACTTTAGCTGTGTGCAAGCAAGAATACCCCGATGTCAGCCACAAACTCGAAGATATGATAATACAGCTCGGGATAAAAGATAGCGGTGTGCATCACAGAGCTCTTGCAGACTGCTACTATACTCACAGCTTAATGACAGCATTAAAAAATCACTCCGTTCTTGTACTTGAAATAAAGCCGCCAAAACAAAGAGTGTTGAATCCTATCACAAAAGGGTTACAAACATTGCACGGCATATTGATAGGCATAACCTGCGATAACATTCTGACACAAGAAGAACTGTTAAGACTTGAAGAATGGATGAACAATAACGAACAGCTTGCAGGTAATTACCCATTCGACATTATAAATAACGCAATCTGGAAAGTAATCGAGGACGGAATAATAGAGCAATCTGAGCTCGATTATCTCCTCGAATTTTTCAAAGCACAAATCAATCCGCTTAATGCAGAAATAGGAGCCGTTGATATAGAGCTTATCAACAAGTCTATCTGTCTGACCGGTGATTTTGATTATGGGAGTAAGCAAGAAGTACAAGAAAGATTGTCTGAAATAGGTGCTACGGTAGTTAGTAGCGTTACAAGAAAGACCGACATTCTTCTTATAGGCGAAAAAGGTTCTGACAGCTGGGCTTGCGGAACTTATGGCACTAAGGCGAAGAAAGCAATTGAACTCAGAAGCAAAGGCTATCCGATTATGATACTAAAAGAAAAGGATGTGCAGTTATGATAGAGCAGGTAGCATTATTTGAAAATGAACCCGAAGATTTAGATTGTAAAACTACTTTAGAAAACATAATAGTCACAGTTTCAGCAAAATGGAAATGTTCGAACGGGCTTTTCAGCATACAGGAAAACAAAAGCAAAGACAAACTTACCGGGTATTCGATCTATTTTGAAAAATGCCTTTTCTTCAAAGTGAATACAAAATTCACAGTAATTTCTTGCAATAAAAGAGTTTATGATACGCTTGAAATATCTCCTGCAAGCACCAAGTTGCTGAAAAGTCCTCAGAATTTCATACAGTGTACATTCCACACACAAAACGAAGCTGTAAAAGCTGCTGAACTTATTACTGATGAGAATGTCAGAATATTTGAGCCAACAGAGCATTTTGGGTGTTGCGGATTATATTTGAAGTGTTCAGATGCTAAAAAGTGCTTGCACCCGGATATAATCCGTTCTAAATCCTGCTATTACAAAAAGAACTTAGAAAGCGGCAAGATATTCTACGGCAAGAACGCAAATATATGAATATTTCATGTCACTAAAGGCGGGTACATAGGAGGTCAGAATGGCACGGATAAAAAACAAAGCCCGTGATGACGGGCGCTTGCAGTCTAAGGTGTACATCGGCACCAAGAACGGCAAGAAACAGTACAAGTATGTATATGCTACAAACACGAAAGAGCTTGAGCAAAAAGTACAAGAGTTGAAAACAAAGCTGAATAAAGGTCTTGACCTCACAGCTGACCGTGATACTTTCGGCTACTGGGGCGAGAAATGGTTGAAACTGAAAAAGATAGAAGTATCGGCAGGAAGATATGTCACTTACTGTGCTCGGTACAAAAACCTTGAACCGCTGTACTCAATGAACATCTCGAAAATCAAAGCTACAGACATCCAGGACATTATAATCGACTGTGCCACAGAGCCGTCAGAGCGTACCGGAAAACCGTATGCAAAGAAAACGCTTATCGAGATACGCAACACGGCAAGTCAGATCATAAAGCTTGCGATACAAAATCGTGTGCTTGACTATGACTGCGCCGAAGCAGTCAAGATACCAAAGTCGGCGGAATCGTCTACCCGCCGAGCTCTGACGGAAGAAGAGCAGTCCTGGATAACCGATACGCCCCACAGAGCTCAGACGGCCGCCATGATCATGATGTATGCTGGCCTGCGCAGAGGTGAGCTGCTTGCTTTGACATGGCAGGACATTGACCTTGAAAACGGTACAATATCAGTCACAAAGTCTGTGGAACTGATAAAAGGCTTGCCACACATAAAGCCGGGCGGTAAAACCGATGCGGCTACAAGGACCGTGTATATCCCTCGCAAGCTGATCAGCTACCTGCAGAGCACACCGCATGATCCTCTCGGCCTGGTATGCCCGACAGTAAAAGGCACACCGATGACCGATACAGCGTGGCGCAGACTGTGGGATAGTTATCTTGCAGATCTAAACATCAAATACGGTGACTGGTCCGGCTGTATTCAGACTGGCGGAAAACGCCCGTCAAAGCACTCGCCCGTAGAAAAGCCGTTTTTGATACCTCGTATCACTCCGCACTGGCTCAGGCATACTTTTATCACCATGCTATATATGGCGGGTGTGGATGTGCTCACAGCAAAAGAGCAAGCCGGGCATGCCGATATATCTACTACCATGTCTATATATACGCATCTGGATGAGAAGTACAAGCGTAAGAGTATATCAAAGCTGGACGAGTACCTTGAGAGTATAAGTTAATAAGTAGGGGTGTCAAATGGGGGTGTCAGAAAATTTGTATTTCGCATAGTAAAGCCGTTTGTAAGCATTTTGTTTGTGCGTTCGGGACGCAGAGGTCGCAAGTTCAAATCTTGTCACCTCGACCATATTTCTTTCAAACCGCATTTTTATGCGGTTTGTTTGTTTATTACCAGTGTCTTCTCTGCCGTGCCGTTATCGTCCGTCTGCTTGTTTTCGGCGGGCTTCTCTTCGGGCTTGGGCTCGTCCTTCTGCTCCGCTGCGGGAGCGGGCTTCTTCTCCTCTTCGGGAGTTTTCTTTTCGGGTTCCATTGCTTTTCCTCGCTTTCTTTGATTTTTTGCATAAGAAAAGCACACCCTCTCTGAAGTGAACCCCAAAGTTTAGACAAAAATGTATTAAGTATTTTGAGAATGAG